TAAGTTTGGCATGACCAGTAAATCTAGTGATGACGTTGAAGAGGTTTGGGCGAAATATTCTTATGCGTTTCTCAACCTACCCTTCTGGCTCAGGCCGGTGGTAAGGGGAAGGGAAGATTCTACGGTTGGCTTGGAGTTCAGTAAGCCCTCCAACAATAGTAAGGAGGCCAAGAAGTCCCGGGATACGAAGACCACGGATTACCTCAACAGCGTGATCGATCACAGACCTACCAAGAATGACAGCTATGACTCCGTTAAACTGGATTTCTATTTAGGCGACGAGGCATTTAAATGGACGAAGCCCATGGACTACATTGCCCACCTCGGGATGGTTGCACCAACCATGATGCCTGCAGGACGGGTCGTTGGGTGGTGTGCCTTAGGTTCTACCATGGGCGCCATGGCCAAGGGGGGTGACCAGTTTGTAGAGATATTAAAAGGCTCCAACGTCCTTGAAAGAAACGAGACAACAGGTAAGACCTCAACGGCGTTGTACAGGCATTTCCTACCGGCCCAGAAGAACATGTTTGAGTTCACAGACAAGTATGGCCGGTGTTGGGTGGAGGCCCCACCAGAGGATATGGAGGTCTATAACATCTACGGGGAGCGTATCACCATGGGCTCAGAGGAATACCTGATCGCCGTAGAGGACCAGAAAAGAAAACAGAGTGACAAGGCCCTGAACGAACAGCTCCGGACATACCCACGGAACTGGAGCCATGTATTTAGGGATGACTCGAGAACTCGGTATATAACCTACATAAGATATACCAACAGACGGATTACAACCACACCCTCTCAGAGGAGTCTCTTTATATGACCGGGAACCTCAGGTGGGAGAATGGTGAACAGGATACAAGGGTGGTGTTTCACCATGACCCAAGGGGCCGCTTTAAGATAGCATGGATACCCTCGAAGATAGATGGGACAGCACACATGCTGAATAATGTGGAGACAGTGGGGGACCTGAAGTACCCCAAGAATGGTGGAAGTATTAGGTTTGGGTGTGACCCTTACTCCATGAGTTCCACACACGGCACCGGGTCTAAAGGAGGTATTCATGGGAAGACCATGTACCTGCCAGAGGAGCCGGGGGTACCACAGAATAAGTTCATTGTGGAGTACCTGGCCCGGCCACCAAAGGACACCATGTTCTTCGAGGATGTGATAATGCTAGTACACCTCTACGGAGCACCCATCTTGGTGGAGAGTAACCGACCTGACCTGCTTAGGTATATGAGAAACAGGGGATATAGGCCCTTTGCAATGGACCGGGTGGACCGGCCAAAGCACAAGCTCAACGACCAGGAGCGTGAGTATGGGGGACAGATGATGTCCGGAAAAGATATTATTGACTCGCACCAGAACAGTCTTGGTGCCTGGATAGAGGACTATGTAGGGGTCTACACAGACGAGGTAAGGAAGGTCCGACCTATTGGAGAGATGGGGGACATGCCGTTCTTCGAGACCCTGAATGATTGGGCCAGGTTTGACCCAAAGAAGAGAACAAAACACGATGCAACAATTTCCTCTGGACTGGCCATAATGGCCTGTAACCCAGAGAGGTATTTAGGAATAGTAAAAGAGAAGAAGAAATTCAACCTCGGGCGCACCACCCGAAAATATAGGATACAGAACGGGACCTCCCGTCCCATAGTGCTTAAATAGAAGAGATGACAGGATCAGACGTAGTAAAACAAATTGGGTTTCCAGACCCACTGGCCCCTGACAAGGTAAAGGACTCCAAGGAGTATATCCTCCAGTGGGGCCAGGCCATAACACATGAGTGGTTCTCCCGTAATGAGGGCCAGGATAGCTGCCGGTTCTTGGCGCAGAAGAATGACTTCCACAACCGGAAGCTCTTCGCCCGGGGAGAACACCCCACGGATAAACTCGCCCAGATTGTCACAGAGTCTGAGGATGGTGAGTCCTACGTTAATTTCGACACACGACCTATCCAGGTCCTACCACGGTTTATAAAGATCATGGTCAACAGCACCTATGATCGACTCTTCAAGGTCCGGGCTGAGGCCACCGATAAATATTCCACAGATGTACGGGATGAGTACAGAAAGATCCTGGAGGATATGATGGCTTCCCGGGAGATGATGAAGGAGGCCAAGGCCCTGCACGGGGTTGATATGGGGCCCCAGGGAGATGAGCAGGTTCCGGAGTCAGAGCAGGAGATTGAGGTTCGGATGAAGCGTTTCAAGGTAGGTATCGAGAGGGCCACTGAGAAACTGTTGGACTACACCCTGGACATGAACGACTATCAGGAGGATGTCAAGAGAATACTTGAGGACCTGATTGTGTTTGGTATAGGTGGGGCTCACCACGATACTGACCCAAGCAAGGGTATCGTCACCCGGGCCGTGGACCCAGCCGACATGGTCTGGTCGTTTATCGCCGACAGGAAGCTGAAGGATGTCTATTACTATGGAGAGGTAAAACGCATGACCCTCACTGAGGCCATGAGGATATCAAACCTGAAGTTGGATGCGGAGAAGTTACGGGACCTGGCCATCACCCAGGACAGGTGGAGCACCTACATGGGGTATTCTAATGAGAGAACATCCCGGGACGAAGACATGCCCCAGATGATGGTGGATGTGCTCTTCTTTAATTTTAAGGCGTACAACAAACTAACTTACAAGAAGAAATATAAGCCCGGGAACAGGATCAGTATGATTGAGAAGGATGAGGATTTCCGTAAGCCGGACCCATCCTATAAGGGCTACGATGCTGTACAGAAGACATACGATGTCTGGTATAAGGGGGCGATGATACTGGGGACAGATATTCTGTTCAACTACGGTAAATGTGAGAACATGGTACGGCCAGGAGGACTGTTACACAGAACACTCCCTCAGTATATCATGTATGCACTGGACCCCTACCAGGGCCGCCTGAACTCCCCCGTTGGATCGGTGAGGCTCTACATAGAGCAGATGCAGCAGGTGCACGTGAAGATACAACAGGTCATTGCACAGGCCAGACCTAATGGTATTGCGGTGGATGTACATGGGTTGTCTGAGGTTACCATGGGCAAGGGTGATGAGACGCTTGATCCCCTGGAGCTCTTGAAGATCTACAACCAGACCGGTACGGTGTTCTACAGCAGTGTGAACGATGATGGATCCATGAACTACAACCGGGAGATCATCCGGGAGCTGGGTAATGGGGTCATTAAGGGGTTGCCTGAGCTGATTAACAGTTATAATCACCTCTTAGAGCTTGTCCGGTCCACACTAGGAGTTCCCCAGGGTGTTGACGCAACACTGCCGGATGAGAGGACATTGGTTGGTGTACAGAAGCTGGCCGCCGCCAGTTCCAACACGGCCACCCGGCACATACTGGATGCGTCACTGAGTATCACCCAGAGACTGTGTACGGCCCTGGGACTTAGGATGAAGACCATCTTCAAGAACCCACAACTCAAGGAGGCCTACATCAATGCGGTAGGCAAGAATGACATGAAACTCTTGGAGTCCCTGGAGAATTATAGTCTTCACGATGTGAGTGTTATCATACAACTCCGGCCAGATGCCGAGGAAATTGAAAAACTTAACCGGGCCCTGGAGATCGCCATTGAGCGGGATCAGATCAGTGTGGCCGATAAATTAGAGATAGAGGATGTTGCAAAAGAAAATGTCAAGATAGCCTATGCTGAATTGGAGCTCAGGGTCAAGAAATACGCAAAAAGGAAGGAAGAGTCTAAAATGGCAGAGATTCAGGCTCAAGGAGAAACTAATCAGAAATCAACAGAGGCCGCAGCCCAAGCTGAGATTCAGAAGATTCAAAGTCAAGAAGCCGCCAAGCAACAGACCGAACGAGTAAAGGCAGAGGAGAAACGGGCCACATTAAGCCACGAGGCACAGCTCGAGGAGATGCTCATGAAGAAGAAGTTTGAGCATGATATACTAATGGCTGGTTTTAGTATAGAGGCTTCTGGCATGGTGGATATGGAGAAGGAGAAAATTAGGGCCAGTGCAAAAACTGGAGAACAGAGAGCGAAATCGGAAAACCGAATAACCGGAAGTATGGGAGATGGTAAGCTCTAAGACATGTACAAAATGTGGGGTTGAGAAGCCTTTAGAAGATTTCAGAAAAGATAGTAGTAAGAAGTCTGGAAGGGGGGCCTCTTGCAAGTCTTGTAACAGAAAAAGGTCTTTAGAGTACTATTATGAGAATAAAAAGGAGAGACTTCTCTATTCTAAAAAGTGGTATGATAAAAATAAAGACCATGTAAAAGAGTATGATAGAAAGAGATATGAAGAAACAAGGGAATCTCAAATAGAGTATTCTAAAAATTATTATAAGCAGAATAGGGAAGAGAGATTAAAATATGGGGCGAAGTGGTATAATAGAAAAAAGGAAAGAGATCCTATCTTTAATCTTTATACTAAAGTTAGAGCCCTTCTTCATAGTGGATTAAAGAGACAAGGTTATTCAAAAACCTCAAGGACCCATGAGATATTACAATGCTCTTACGAGGAATTGATGGAACACCTTAATAATAACCCCTACGGCTTTAAGTATGAGGACGGTGGGTACGATATAGATCACATAGTGCCTGTATCCTCTGCAAAAACTGAGGAAGAATTGCTTAAACTTAACGTTTTCACGAATTTACAGCTTTTACCTTCAGAATATAACAGACATGTAAAAAAAGATCAACCATTTGATTCTGAGCACTTTAAAGAGTGGTTAGAAGAAACTTTGGTCAATTAAGAGGGTATTAATAAATTTTGTATATTTGAACCAGTTTAATTATAAGTTAAATCTATAGTATGGAACCAATTGAGAGAAACCAGGAGGATATTATCCTTCCTGAGGGCGTAGAGATGGATATCAACCAGGACCTGGTCCAGGAGACACAACCAAACTTCGCCGAGATTAATACGGAGCCTACAGAGGCACAACAAGAAGAAACACCTGAAGAGCCAGCGGCAGAGACCGAGGCAGATTTACAGGTTGAAGATACTGCCACCACAGAGGGGGTAGCTCCGGAGCCGGTACCGGAAGAAGAACAAACACCGGAAAGTTCATTACCATCTGAACAGCCCGCAGAGGCTGTCGAGGAAGTTGAAACACCACAGCCAGAGGCACAACTCAGTGAGGAGTCCGTTCTCCAGTACCTAAGTGAGGCACTAGGTAAACCAGTGGAGAGTCTGGATCAGTTACTACCAGAGCCTGTGGACCCCCTAGAGGGGGATGAGGACCTTAGGGCCCTCGTCGAGTGGAGGGAGCGTACAGGTCGCCCATTAAGCGACTATGTAAACTACCAGAAGGATTACAAGTCCATGTCAGACCAAGAAGTCGCAAGGGAGTACCTACGACATGAGTTCCCTGACTTTTCGGAAGAAGATATCCAACTGGAATTGCAACAGTATATCCCGGACGAAGATGACCTTGACAGAGAAGCGGCCCTCAAGAAATTGAACCTGAAGAAGCTCGTCATGAAGGGGAGGAGGGAACTGGATAGTCTCCGATTGGAACTAGGAAAACCAGCACCCACTAAACTTACACCAGAGCAGGAGCAGGCGATTTCGTTCTACCAACAGTCTCAGGAACAACAGGCGAAGGCCCAGAAGATCCAGGAGGCCAACAGTAAGAACATTCAGGAGGGATTGAAGAAGGTTGAGACCCTCTCCTTAAATTTAGGGGATGGTAAGTCAATCGAATTTAAACCCAAACCTGAGGCCCGGCAGAAATTGCAGGAGTTCATGCAGATGCCAAACTGGTACAACCAAGATGGTACAATCAATGGTGCGGAGATCGTAAAGGACTCCTTCTACCTCCAGAACAGAGAGGCGATTCACCAGGAGATTTACCAGCAGGGTGTTGCACGGGGTTTGGAAGAGTTGGAGAGTAAGGTCAATAATGAGACCATCTCCAAGCCAGCAACTCAGCAAGGACCAACGGACCAGAATCAGATCATCATTGAGGGGTTAGATAGTATGACCAAAAAGAGTCTCCAATGGGGACGTTAAATTAGACTTTTAACCAAATAAATATTTAAGACATGGCATTAGTACCAAAAGCGCCGGTCCTGATTCCTTCCTCCACGAAGGTTCAGTTGC